CAAGCAAAACAAGATTTAGATTTAAGAACATTCCAACAAGAATATGAAGCTACATTTGTAAACTATTCTGGAATGATTTATTATAATTTTAGTAGAGATAAAAATATAATTGAAAAATATAATAAAAATACAGGGGTTTTACATATTGGTTTAGACTTCAACGTAGACCCAATGAGTGCTGTAGTATGTATTATAGAAAATGATAGAATTTTTGTGGTAGATGAAGTACAAATATATAGCAGTAATACAAATGAAATGTGTGATGAAATTAAAACCAGATACAAGAATAAGCAAATAGTGGTTTATCCCGACCCTAGTGCAAGACAAAGAAAAACTTCTGCGGGTGGATTAACTGATTTAGCGATATTGAAAAATAATGGTTTTGATGTAAGATGTAGAAGTACAGCACCTTTAGTAAGGGATAGGATTAACGCAGTAAATTCAAAGCTGAAAAACGTAAATGGTAAAAACAGCTTGTTTATTGTTAAATTCTGTAAAAATGCGATCAAAAGCATAGAAAGACAGATTTACAAGGAAGGTACACATATTCCAGATAAAGATAGTGGTTACGACCATATGAATGATGCTCTAGGATATTTAGTAGAGTATAATTTTCCGCTTAGAAGGAATTTTGCACCAAGCCAACCTAAAAGGTGGAGTTGATGAACAGGGAAACACTAACTAGCAAACATGAACTATGGGATAAGAATATATCTAACTGGGAGTTTTATATTCGTAGTTATTTAGGCGGTAATGACTATAAAAATGGATATTACTTGCACAGATATGTCTTAGAATCACCAGAAGAATATGATGCTAGAATTAGACATACCCCAGTTGATAATCATTGCAAAAATGTAGTTCAAATATACACAAGTTTTTTATGGAGAGTACCACCAACAAGAGATTATGGTAGTTTAGATGGTGATGAACAATTATCTTCATTTTTAGTTGATGCAGACTTAGATGGTAGATCATTCAATACGATAATGCGGGAAGTGCAGATGAACGCTAGTATTTATGGTAATTGTTGGGTAATTGTTGATAAGCCACAATCAAATGCAAAGACTAGAGCAGAAGAATTAGCACAAGATATTAGAGGTCAGCTAGTGGTAGATTTTATTTAGATATGTTGATGGTTGTTGAAGATATAAATGTAGATAGGGCAATAGTAAAAGTATTTACAGAAGAAACAATTAGCACTTATGAGGTAGACGAATATCAAGAAGAATATTCAAAAGGTGATTATAGATTAATTGAAGAAGTTCCGAACCCAATAGGCAAGATACCCGCAGTAAATGTTTATAATCTTAGAGGTGCAAAAAGACCTATAGGAATATCTGATTTAGCAGATGTAGCTTACCTACAGCAATCAATTTACAACGACTATTCAGAAAAAGAACAGTTGATTAGATTAGCAAACCACCCAAGTTTGGTAAAAACCCCAAATGTTGAAGCTAGTGCGGGTGCGGGTGCAATTATAGAAGTTCCAGAAGATTTAGATGCTAGTTTAAAACCTTACATAATACAGCCAAGCGGACAAAACTTAGATGGTATCATGAAATGTATTCAAAACAAAGTTGATGCCATTGATAGAATAACTCATATGGGTTCTGTAAGGGCAACTGGTAATCAGATAGCTAGTGGGATAGCATTACAAACAGAATTTCAATTATTGAACGCTAGATTGTCAGAAAAAGCAGATTATCTTGAAAATGCAGAAGAACAGATTTGGTCATTGTTTGCTTTGTGGCAAGATAGGCAGTTTGATGGTTCTATAAATTATCCAGATACATTTGATATTAGAGATTGGGCGAATGATTTACAATATCTACAAATGGCAAAAGCTAGTGGCATAAAATCAGAAACATTTAATAAAGAATTAGATAAGCAGATAGCACAGGCTGTAATTGATGACTCAGAAATGATAAAATCTATAAATGAAGAAATTGACAATACCAGAACAGTTAGAGGTCAATTTACAACAACAGAAGTAGAAGGACAAACAGTTGGCGAGGAAGAAGAAGAAGCGTAGATTAGTTCCTAAAGACAAACAAACAGGTATTCCAAAAAAATATCTATCTGGTCTAAAAGGTGCAAAAAGAAATGCTAGGGCAAACTTATTGAAACAAATTAGTGCTTTATATAGGTCTGGTGCAAAAATACCATTGGCATTATTAAGGCGAAGGAACAGGGCATAATGGCAGTAAGAAGAAAACCTTTATCAGCTAAAGTTGTTGCAACACTTAGAGCAAAAGCAAAAAAATCAAGATTATTTAATATTACAGACTTGAAACGAAGTTATCGTAAAGGTCAAGGTGCATTTTTATCTGCGGGTTCAAGACCTAGAATACCCATGTCAGCGTGGGCTATGGCAAGAGTAAACAAACTAATTAAATTAGGTGCAAGGGCAACATTTGACAAAGAAATAATCCGAACTGCACAAAAGAGAAACAGAAAAAAGAAATGATTATATGGACAAAGAAAAAATTAAATTTTGTATTAGGTGCAAAGTTGCACTTAAAAAAACCGAGTTAAAAGATGTTTATAAATGTATAGC